CTTAATGCCATACGTTTTATGTCCCTAACTATCAACCAAAGTTGAATTAGTTTTGTATCACATAGACCCTTGAATAATTCAGGTTTAATATCACTTTCTGTTTTGATCAAATAGTTAAGATTGATCTTTAATTTCTTTGCTTTGTTATCATCTACGAACTGCACAGTTTGTGATACTCTCTTCGCCCAATCTATCCACCCATTTAGATGATTAAATGAATTTAATTCTTTACCATAATGGGTGCTAATATATGCCCTTGGTTGTACATAATGAACGAATGAATTACTCTCTAATGTATTAGTTAATGGAGAGGCGATTGCATCACGTAAGTTATTAGTTTCTGTATGATATTGTGTATGTGGTGCTATTACTAACTTAGCGTTAATTTGCTCTGGAAACTTATAAGTAATTGTATTAGGTCTGTAATTCTTAGCACCACCTAACCCGATGAAATCTCCCTGATAAATGTTATTAGTTATGGGCAAATATGAGAGGCAATGATATAATATATGACGCAAACTTCCAGTGTAGAATCTATCAATATCTTCAGTAGATTCGCATATCTTAATTAATCTTTTATTGAATACTGATTTAGTACCAACAAATTGTCTATTAGTGGCAGGATTACGACCCCAAACTATACTTGGAGCACCGTCAATCTTAACGCTAAGTATTAACGATGGCAATAAAAAAGCATCTAATACTGATAGATTACCAGTTAAGATGCTGTCTTCGGGGTGTTCAATGTGAAGATTAAGGTTTTTAGTCATAGAAAAAACGAATGTAAAAA